ATGCTCATGGACTATCCGCACAACGTCACGGTCAAGATTGACGGCATCTGTACGGGGACAACGTATTTGAGAAAGACGGGATAAGGCGGGACAGGACGGGAGACGGCGAGAAAACCCGCTGTTTGTGCGGGAAACAGGGCATTTCACCCGGGACAGGCCCGCGATGGGGCCGCAGATTATCAGACAACTTGAGCGAAGGGCGTCGAGGCGATCGGCGTCCTTTTTTCATGCCCTGGCGAGCCCTGGGAGGCCCAGGAACGGCGGCGGCGCGTCGGGCGCATATCAACCCGCCGAGGGGCGAAAAACCTTGATACAAGGCCATTTTTGGGCGCAAGAAGGGCCGCTCGGCCCGTCCCGGAAGTCACAGCAGCAGACAAAGAGGACGGGCTTCGCGGCCCTTGAGGATAGTATAGCAGACGAGGCCCCGGAAGGCAAGCGGGCGAAGCGTGCAAACAGGGCGTTAAACTGTGCAAAAATTAACGACAAGGGGCAAAAACAGGGGTTCAGCGGCGCGGATCGGCGGGGTGTGTGCGTTACGAGCCGTTAAACGGGGTGTTACTTCATGGGCGACGAAGAAGAGAAACCGGGAGTAAAACGCCCGCTTGCAATTCTACATTTCCCCCAAACCTATGTAGAATTGTAGAATTGCCCGGAATACGCGGGTTTTCCGGGGGTCGAGGCTCTCTCTTGGCCCTCTTTTCAATTCTACAGCATTTTGATTTATTTTTTAATCATAGCAGGGCAAAAAATCAGGCGGTTCCGTCGCGGGCATCACGGCTCTCGGCGGGGCCGCTTTCTTCGCTGCTCTCGTCGAAATATGTTGAATAGATAGACTCTTTTTTCTGTTCAACGACGCGCTTGTATTTGAAGTAGGCCAGATCAAAAAGCTCCTCGCGATGGGAGGGTGGGAGGAGTCTATACATGGCGACGAGGTCAACTTCGTCCTCGGACAGCGGGAGGCCGTCACATGTGAGGCCCTGGCGTTCCTTTTCTGCTTCAAGATCTGGCTTCTCTCCTTTTGGAGAGCTATCCGTTCGGAGAGTTCCGTAGACAATGTAGTCGAGCGAGGCCCCGAGATAATCAGCAACAAGAACCAGCTTGTCAAGCCGTGGACTTTGTGACGACCACCGCTTTATAGTCCCGTTTCCGAGGCCGCAGTCATGCTCTATTCGGTTAAAGGTGAGGCCCTTCCCTTTTGCAACAGCTTCAATTCTTTGAATTAGTTCGGACATAGTATATCCTCCTTGTATCACTCTATTCGGAGATGAACAGGCGAAAATTCTCTCCGATTTCATAGAAAATGTATTGACATCTCTCCGAATGGAGAGTATAGTATAAATAGATTAAAAAATTAAGCAAAACAAGCATACCACACCGACCACAAAAAGGAAAGCACAAAGGAGGCTGACCATGAGGAACGGCAGGAAGCCGACCAGGAAGCAGAAGATCAGGCTCGGGCAAGCGGGCCTCGCGCCGGAGAACTGGCTCGTCGTGCGGCAGAAGCCAGACGGGGAGCTCGTCATCCTCCATAAGCACACAAACACGATCCGGGTCGTCCCCGCGCTGGGACAGTGACCCACACGACAGGAAGGAGCAGCAGCATGAGCGAAAAAAGAGAGCGCATTTGCCCGGTCTGCGGGCGCAGCTATACCGACCCTCCCGCACTTTCGCGGCGGGACAACAAGACGGACATCTGCCCGGAGTGCGGGATGAGGGAGGCCCTGGCAGCAATTCCTCGGCGCGAAACTCCCGCCGAACGGACGCGGCAGGCCGTCTACGCCACCGGGAACAAGTGGGCGATCGAGAATTTCGAGGCCACTCATTCATAGCCGAAACGCCCTTCGGGGCGTCATCGAGGGGAGCCCGCCCTCGGTCTGATGATGGCAGGGCACACAGCGAAAGGAAGGATCAGCAGCATGAGAAAGATGAAGAAGATCAACGGCTACCTCGTCGTCAAGTTTAACGACCGGGAGCTCCGGGAGTATGAGGGCACGGCCCTCGGCAAGTACGGCGTCATCGACGCCGAGCTCTACACCGGCATCCTGGACATCGACCGGGGCGCGATGGAGTACGACAACGCGGGCAGCATGGAGGAGGCCGTGGAGCTGGCCCGGGGCCTTGAGTCGGAGCTCGACACGGAGGAGCCCGAGGTCAAGGTCACGCTCGTCAAGGAGACGGACGAGACCACCGAGGAGGAGGAAGTGGACGCGCAGCAGATGATCGCCGGATGGGAGAGCACCCTCCGGGGACAGGTCGCGAGCCCCCACTACAAGGACGTGGACGAGCGCACGGCGGCGCACGAGCTCTACGGCTACAAGGCCGCGCTCCGCGACCTGGGGCTTCTGGATCGGGAGGACTGCTACGTCCTCCCGGACACCTTCGGGGAGGCCCCGGGGCCGCTCCCGAGGGAGCCGGAGGAGCTGCTCTCCTATGTGTGCGACGAGCTTTGCCGCCACCGCCGCCCGGAGATGACGCAGGAGGAGCTCGACGCGGTTTGCGAGAGGTGCTCCCTCGAGCGGCTGGCGAACGAGGGCGATGAGCGGGATCGCCGAGCGCGGGAGAAAGCCCTCGGGGCGATTTATGGGCTCATCGACCGCATCCGAGACCGGGAGGGCCGCGCCGAGGCCGAACAGGTCGGCGCAGAGGCCCGGGCCTATCTCCGGGCGCTGGCGACCGTCCGGGCGGTCACGGAGCGGGAGCGCGAGAGCTTTGCCGCAGCCATTGAGGAGGCGGTCAAGGCCCGGCAGGAGCCGGAGGAGCGGACGACCTTCGAGCACCTCCACCCGGAGCTCAAGCGGCACCGGGAGACGGCGCAGATCTACGCCCTGGGGCTGGCGCTGTCCAAGGACTGCCCTCCCAACGATTGCCGGGTCTACCTCAACATCTTCAACGCGGCCCGGGAGCTGGACGCCGCTCTCGACGGCATGGACGCCGACAGCACCCCGGCGCTCTGCTTGCGGAAGGCGCTCCGGGAACGGGTCGGAGAGCTGGCGGAGATGTTCGACGGGAACTTTGCCGTCGAGCGGTATCGGAAGGAGGCGAGAGCGTGAACGGGTTAGACCTCCTTAGATCCCCGAAGACGACGGCGGAGGAGATCGCCGACGTCGTCTCGGCACAATGCCCGCCCGTTGTCCCCGAGAACTGCGACGCCTTCTCGTGCCGGGAGTGCTGGCTTGCGTGGCTGACCACAGGCGAACCGCCAAAAGAAAAGGGGCCGTCCGACAAGCAGACGGCCCCGGGCGAGGAAGGGATGCACCCAAACCTTAAAGAGCTCTACGAGCAACACTTCCGAAAAGAAAAGCGCGTTCAAAGGGAGACGGAAGTCATGCTTCATCGTCTTCAAGCTCGACCTTCTCGCGAGCACTGACGAGAGCCTGACAATGCTCGTTTACAGCCGCAGCAAGTTCGACTTGATTGATGACCCCCTTCCGTACAAGGAGGTCAATCAACGCGGCGAGAACCGGGTCTTCTGCGAGGCGGTGCCGAAACTCGGCGTTAGCGAACTCGTTATCGGTCTTAATCCATTTATACATCACACTCACCTCCTCCCCGGGCCGGGAGCCCTACTTCGATTATACCAGTGCCGGGGAGGGGCACACAAGGAGGAAACAGCAGCATGAAAGCAGAACTCAAACGAGCCGCCGACCTCGTCGCCTTCCAGCGGCGGGAGGCCCTGGCTCGGAAGCGGCTCTCGGGCGATCCCCGGAACCCCTTCCGCCCCCGCTACGGGGCGGAGCTGACCTTCACGGCGGCGGCGCAGGAGGCGGAGACCCTGGGCTATATTCTCAAATTACTTGAGAAGGAAGCGGCCCGGGAGTGTGCGCGGCGGGTCATCCCAACGCTGGACGCGATCCTCGACTTCGTCATCGGGCTCGGGCTTCTGGCCCTGGCGATGCTGGGCGTCGCCGCCGCGTGTGTGGCGGCGGGAGCGCCGGACGGCATCACCCGGACGGCGGCGCTTTTGGGCGTGGGTTTCATCACGGCCCTCTCGCTGCACCGCCTGGGGCGGAAGTAATTCTAAGAACGACTACACAGGAAGGAGGACAGCGATGAAGAGCAACGGCAAACTCTGCCCCCTGGGGAAGCTGGTCGTCAAGGCGCTCGCCGACCAGGAGAAGACGAAGTCGCAGCTCGCCGCCGAGATCGGGACGTCGCCGCAGTATTTAAGCTACATCCTCTACGGCGTCCGCTCGGGCGAGAAGTACCTCCCGGCGCTCATCGCGGCCCTCAAGCTCGACCCCCGGAAGGTCGAGAAGGCAACGGCAGCATGACAGCAGGAAGGGAGGGACAGGAGTGCCGGATGTATTCATCACCATGAAGGAGGCGGCGGAGTTCGAGGGCGTGAAGTATGGGACATTCGCCCAACGCATCGCCCGCAACCCTAAGCAGTACAAGACCAAGACGCAGCCCCAGGAGGGCGGAGGCAAGGAGCAAGTTCTGATTGCGGTCTCCTCGCTCTCCCCAAAAGGCCGGAAGGCATGGCGGGCGGCGCAGAAAGTGGACGGGAGGGATGTCGTCATAGAGAAGCGAGCAGAGTCCGCGCCCTGGTATGTGGGCGTCGACCTCAACCACTACATGGAGCAGCACAAGAAGGAGTTCTACGAAGCCGTCGAGCTGGCGGCACGGGTTCAAGACTTCATAGAGTATGACGGCCCGGAAACCCGCACGGCCTACGCGGAACGCTACGCGCTGGGGCTGGGCGTGAGCCCGCAAACCCTCTACCGCTATATGAGCAACGTCCTCAAGGCGAACGCCTGGGCGCTCAAGCTGGAGAAGGAGGACGGCCAGAACCGGGACTACTTCCGGGCGCTGGCCTTGTGCCGGAAGCCAAAGGAAAAGGCAACCTTCCCGAGCCTCACGGACGAGCAGAAGGCGCTCATTGAAAACATCTGGTTCGACCGCCGCTTCGCCGCTAACCTGGGCACGATCGAAATGCTCTACGAGAAGTTCGAGGAGGTGGGGCAGGGCCGGGGCTGGGAGAGCTACCCCAGCATCAAGACGGTCGCCCGGTACATCAAGCACCTCATGGACAGCCGGGGCGGGGAGTCAGCCCGCTACCTTGCGGCCAACGGTTCCCGGGAGTGGAAGAACAAGAAGATGCTCAAGGGCAAGCGGGACGCGACGAGCCTCAAGGTCATGGAGTACGTGGTGGGCGACGAGCACACCTTCGACTTTTGGGTTCAGTGGGTCGCCCCGAACGGGAAAGTCAAGGCCGTCCGCCCGAAGCTCGTCGCATGGATGGACATGCGGAGCCGGGCGATCGTGGGCGACGTGGCTTGCGTGGACGCCAACAACCAGACCCTCAAGGAGAGCCTCGTGAAGATGCTCTACTCCCATCCGGGCGGCGTCCCCCACATCCTGCACGTGGACAACGGCAAGGACTACACGGCGAAGACCATGACGGGCCAGAGCCGGAAGAAGCGGAACATCGAGTTCGCCTTCGATGCGGAGACGGTGGGCTTCTACCAGAGCATCGGCATCGAGGAGGTGGGGCGGTCGCTCCCCTATCAGCCGTGGGACAAGCCGATCGAGCGGTTCTTCTCGACCGTGTGCTCCAAGTTCTCGAAATGGTTCGAGAGCTACACGGGCACCCTCACAGGCTCCAAGACCTACGCCAAGCGGCAGAAGGACGTGGACGGGATGCTTGAGCGCGGGGAGCTGCTCACGATGGAGGAGTTCTTCGAGGCGTGGACGAAGTGGAAGAACGAGAAGTACCACACCCGGGAGCACCGGGGCCTCAAGGACGCGGGCGAGAAGTGGGTCACGCCGATCTCCCTCTTTGAGAACGGCGAACGCTACGAGAAGGCAGCGCCGCCCCGGGAGTATGCGGCGATGCTGCTCATGAAGGCGGACACCGCCCTCGTGCGGAACCAGGGGATCACCAAGTTCGGGACGCTCTACACGGACTACGAGCTTTGCCACTATGTCGGCAAGCACGTCGGCATCAAGTGGGACATCGACGACGTCACGAAGCTCTACGTCTTCGACGAGGAGGGCCGGAAGATCTGCGAGGCCGTCTCCGCCGAGCTCCTGGCCTTCGGGCCCCACTGTTCGCAAGCGGCGCTTGAGCGCCACCTCCGCGACCAGAAGCGGCAGGAGAAGGAGATGCGGGAGATCCTGGACAGCATGACGCGGCCCTACGAGCTCCGTGCCCAGGAGGGCGGACGCCCATCGAGCGCGGTCGGCATGATCGACCTCACCATCAAGGCGGAGCGGAGCCCGAAGGTCATCGCCCTCCCGAACGACAAGGAATACCGGGCGGAAGCGGCGGCGAGCCGGAAGACCGGGAAGAAGACGTCCGGGGACGAGTTCCTCGGCAAGAAGGCAGACGACGCCCTCGCTCGCTTGAGGGCTATGAACGAATAGGAGGTACAACATGGAAGTCACAGCAGCAGCGGCCCAGGCCGCAACCTATACCAACGGCAAGAGCCTCGCGGAGCAGATCAACGACTACCTCGCGGCGACGAAGACCAGCATCGCGACGCTGGCGAGCGAGATCCCGGGGTATTCCCGCCCGACGATCTCCCGCTACCTCTCGGGCAAGTACGAGGGGGACATCACCACCATCGAGAAGCTGCTCGCGGACTGGCTGGCCGGGCGCACCGGGGAGGCTGTGGCGCTCCCGGAGCCGGGGCGGAAGACCGGGCGGAAGCCCGCCTTCTTTGAGAGCCGGGACGCCCTCAAGGTGCTGGGCGTGTGTCAGAGCTGTCAAGAGTACATCGGGCTCGGCATCGTGGTCGCCCGCAGCGGCTACGGCAAGACCTACTCCCTCCGGCAGTACGCGAAGCTCCCCCGGGTCGCCTACATCGAGTGCGACGACACCATGAGCAGCCGGGATCTGGTGGAGGCGATCGAGAAGGCCCTCGGCATACCCAGCGGCTACGGCACGATCTGGCGCAGGGTCAACGGCATCCGGGACTTTTTCAACACGAACAAGGGCTACCTCCTCATCATCGACGAGGCGGACAAGCTCGTCTCGAAGTACACCCAAAAGAAGATGGAGATCCTCCGGGCGATCTTCGACCAGAGCGATGTCGGTCTGGTGATCGCCGGGGAGCCGAAGCTCGAAGCGCAGATCAAGACCTACCTCGTCCGCATGGCGAACCGGGTCGACTTCTATGTCAGCCTCAAGGGGCTCGACCCCTCGGAGGTGGAGGGCTACCTCGCGGGCTTCGAGGTCGCGCCGGACGCGATGGTCGAGCTCAAGGCCCGGGCCTGCAACATGCAGACGGGATGCTTCCGGCTCCTCGACCGCACCCTCTCCAACGTGTCCCGCATCCTTGAGGAACGGGGCGAGAGGGTCGTCACCGTGAAGATCATCGAGCAAGCCTCAAGCCTCATGATGCTTTGACGCGGAGGAGGCCGGGACAATGAAAATGAGAAAGCAGCGGCTCATGGGGCTCGCTATGCTGGCGATCACCGCCCTCATCCTGGTCATGGCCCGAGGCGGGAAGACGCCGGAGGACAGCGACGCGACCGCCGCTCCCCTCACCGGGCCGCTCGGCCTGTATATGCTCCTCTCTAAGACTTACATCCTATACGACGGCGAGGAGCAGGAGGCGGGCGGGCAGAAGGACAGCGTCGGGGAGGCAGCTCCCCGGGCATATAACAAACCTACGAGAAAGGAAGTTGTTGACACATGGCAAGAAAGAGAGTGGTCGAGCCCTCGGGCGTCAAGACCTGGGAGGACGCGAACGACGCCCTCCGTCAGATCGCGGAAGCGCAGCTCACCCTCGCGGACATTGAGGGCGAGATGAACAAGCAGATCCTCGGGGCGAAGAAGGCCGCAGAGGAGCAGAGCAAGCCGTACAAGGACAGGGTCGCCAAACTTGAGCGCGAGCTCAAGGACTTTGTCACCGAGCACCGGGCAGACATGGGCAAGACCAAGACCCGGGCCCTCACCTTCGGCGAGGTAGGGTTCCGGCTCTCGACCTCCGTGTCCCTCCCCCGGGCGAAGGAGAAGATCGAGGAGATCATCCGCCGCCTCAAGACCCGGCAGATGATGGACTGCATCGTCGTCAAGGAGGACGTCTCGAAGGAGGCCCTCAAGAAGTACGGCGAGGACACCGTGAACGCGGTCGGCGCTACCTGGAAGCAGCAAGACGTTTTCGGCTATGAGCTGAACTTCTCGAAGCTGGAACAGGTCAAGGCCGGGCAGTAATAGGGCCGGGAAGCGAGGTGTAAATCATGGCAGCAACAACACGCAGCGGGCGGAAGCTTCCCTCCATCCGCACCCTATGGGCGATCGCCAAGTCGCCGGAGCTGGGCCTCACGGACGAGGATCTCCATGGGGTCGTGTACCGGGAAACGGGCAAGGGGAGCATGAAGCAGCTCACCCAGGGCGAGATCACCGACCTCGCCCGCGTCCTGCAAAATATGAAGGACAGCGCGGCCCGGGGAAGCCGGGACAAGCGGACGGACGAGGGCGGCAACCCAACGACCGAACGGCAGCGCCGGAAGATCTATGTACTCACCGAGGCCCTCGGCTGGAACAACGACAAGCGCCGGATCGCGGGGTTCGTGAAGCGGATGACGGGCATCGACCGCCTTGAGTGGCTGGACGCGAAACAGTGTGAGAAGGTCATCGAGGGGCTCAAGGCAATCCTCGCCCGAGAGCGGCGGAAGGAGGGCGCGGATGGACAGCAAAACGAGTGAAGGGATTGAGCGCTTCCTCACCTTCCTCCGGGAGACCACGGAGCGGCACAGCATGGCAGAGGCTGACCGTTCCGAGGCAGAGGCTGCAACGCAAGATCTCCTCCATGCGCTGGAGCTGGGCGAGGACAAAGCTCCGGGCCGGGCACGGCTGGGACTCAAGATCCGGGAAGTGCGGCGGCAGCGCCGGACAGCAAAGGACATCGAGGAGCAGACCCGGCCCGTGGTGGATTGGGTGGAACAGAACCGCACCGTCATCAAGGGCCTCGAACGGCTTTTAGGTGATGTCCGCAAACAGGAGCGCCGGAGCGAGGGGCGCAGCTATGCACCTCGTACCCATGTATTAGAAGACGTCCGCCGCGATGGAGTAAAGGGGGCCGGGCGGGATGGATAACGAGAAGCAGCGGGAGATGGACGTCCTGGCCTCACTGGAAGGCATCCATCGGATGCAGGAGAGCATCCGCGACACGGAGCTGGACATGGTCGTGGAGACGGGGATCATCTTCCTCCGGCTGCACTACCAGCGGCTCCCGCCCGGGGTAGCCCGCCGCCTGACGGAGATCTCGCCCCAGGATGTGGCGGAGGTCTCGGCAGTCATCCGGGAGGGCGGCGCGACGCCGGAGCAGCGGCGGAGCCTGGGCGATCGGCTGGCAAGCGACGCCGCCGTCGCCCAGGTCATCCGGGCGGCGAATGTGTACCGGGAACGGCTGGGATACGCCCCCATCGGGCCGGAGGTGGAGGCATGAGGAAGGGAACAGCGAAAGGGCCGGGGCAGCTCGCCGGAGCGGTGGAGCGTCTGGCCGGGGCGCTTGTAGTGAATGAGATCGTCCGGGCGCGGCGGTTCCTGGGGACGGCCACCAGCGAGGAGGAACGCGGGACGCTGCTCGGGATGCCACTTCCCGAGCTCCTCCAAGCGGCCCAGGCACTCACCTCCGCCGTATGCCTCCGGCAGCAGACGGAGACGGCGGAGCACATGCGCGGGCTCATAGTGCAGCAGAAAGCCGCCCAGGAGCCCCCGGGCGGGTCGTTCCCGTGTTAGGGGGGAACAATATGCCGACGAAGAAGAAACGCCTCACGCAGCGCGAGAAGGCCGAGAGAGCGGCAATCAAGAAGCAGCTCCAAGCAGAGGGGGCCCTCCCACCAGACAAACCCAGGCTCAACCGCAAGAAGTTCGCCCGGGAGACCTGGGCGGAATGGGAGGAGTTCCTCAAAAGCGACCCGATTAGGGCGGAGGTCTCCCTTCTCCGGGCGGTGGAGTTCATGGCGGGCCCGGAGCTTCCGGCAGTCACACCGGAACAGGTGGGCGTCTACAAGGCCCTCAAGCTGGCGGTGGAGTACAACAGGTTCCTCCGTAAGCTGGAAGCCGAGGGGCGCGACAAGTACACGATCGGGGAGTTGGCCGACGAGGTCTTTCTCCCCGTCTGGAAATTATAAGGAGGTCAACATCACAACATGAAGTACAGCAAAAGCAATCCGCCGATGAAGTGCATGATGACACAGAGCACTTGCTACAAGGGAACTAAGAAGATGGCAGTCAAGGGCGTCTTGTGGCACAGCACCGGGGCGAATAACCCGAACCTCAAGCGATATGTCCAACCGGACGACAACGCATCCGACCGCGCCGAGCTTCTGTCGAAGCTGGGCACCAACGCAAATAAGAACGACTGGAACCACACGAGCGTCCAGGCGGGCTTGAATGCCTGGATCGGAAAGCTCGCGGACGGGAGCGTCGCGGCGGTTCAGACCATGCCCTGGGACTTTAGGCCGTGGGGATGCGGGAGTGGCAGCAAGGGGTCGTGCAACAGCGGATGGATACAGTTTGAAATCTGTGAGGACGCCTTAACAGACGCTAACTACTTCGCCGCCGTGTATCAAGAGGCGTGTGAGCTGACGGCGTACCTCTGCACCATCTACGGCATCGACCCCAAAGGAACTGCCGATTGTTCCGGCGTCACCGTCCCGACCATCTTGTGCCACGCGGACAGTCACAAGCTAAAGCTCGGCAGCAATCACGCCGACGTGACGCACTGGTTCCCCAACTTCGGGAAGTCGATGGAGACCGCCCGGGACGATGTCGCGGCCCTGATGAGCGGCTCCGCCGCGCAGGGCGCGGAGGACAAGACGGCGATCATGGGCAAGGCCCAGGCCACCGCGTCGCAGATGGCGGCGTTCTGCTTGAGCAAGAACGCCTCGCCGCAGCTCCCGAGCTGCACCGTGGAGGAGCTGGCCCGCATGTTCATCGAGGAGGGCGAGGCCGAGGGAGTCCGGGGCGATGTGGCCTTCGCGCAGAGCCTCCACGAAACGGGCTATTTCAAATACGGCGGCATCGTAACGCCGGAGATGAACAACTTCGCGGGCATCGGGGCGCTCAACGGCAACGCCACGGGACAGGCGGCGAGCTTCGCCGACCCGCGCACGGGCGTCCGGGCGCAGATCCAGCACCTCAAGGCATACGCCTCCACCGAGGCCCTCGCGAACGCTTGCGTCGACCCCCGCTTCTCCCTGGTCGCCCGTGGCGTGGCCCCCTATGTGGAATGGCTGGGCGCGGCGGACAACCCGCAGGGGCGCGGCTGGGCGGTTCCCGGCGCGGGCTACGGAGCGAACATCGTGAAGCTGCTCGGCCAGATCCTCGCCTTCCAAGACCCGGGGGACGGCTATCCAGCGGGAACCCCCGCATGGCAGAAGGAGGGCTTTGAGATCCTGGTGAAGCGCGGCATCATCAACTCCCCCGACGTGTGGAAGGCCCGCTTCAACGAGCCGATCATGGTCGGCGAGATCCTGGCAATCATCGGCAGACTGTAACCGGAAAGGAGGGCGCAGGACATGGACAAACTCATTGAGGGCCTGACGCTGGACATGCTTCCCGAAGGGCTCTACCGCATGATCGCCGAGGCGATCGGGACGGAGAACTTCTACAAGCTCGCCGAGGTCGTCGGGGGCACGACGGTCTACATCCCGAAGCCGGAGAGCATCACCCGGCCCGTCCGCGACGCCCGCATCAAAGAGGAGTTCAACGGCTACAACCACCCGGAGCTCGCCAAGAAGTACGGCGTCACGGAGCGATGGGTTCGGCGCATTTGCGGCCCGGGGCAGACGGAGGGGCAGCTCGACATCTTCGACTACTTCGGGAGCGACCCGGGGCAGGAGGGCGGCGAGCCTCCTCCCGTGAACGGCAACTCTTAGAACTGCTTCGTATATAAGGTTCCGGGAAAACCCGGTAAGATAAGAGTACAAGCTAACGCTTGTACTCTTATTTTTTGTCCAAAAGGAGGCAGACACACATGAACATGGAACTCATCCAAAGCGCGGCGAGCGACGCCCTTGTCAACGTCGTCCTCGCGGTCATCGCCCTGGCCGGGGCCTATGCGGTGTACTACATCCGCCTGGGCGCGGCCAAGCTCAAGGAACAGACGGCGCAGATCAAGGACGAGGCGGGCCGGAAGGTGCTTGAGGACGCCCTCGACGACGTGGTCAACCTTGCGACGGTCTCGGTGGGCGCGATGGAGCAGACCACGGCGAAGGCACTCCGGGACGCCGTCAAGAGCGGCAAGGCGAGCCGGGAGGAGCTGCTCGCCCTGGGGAAGCAGGTCTTCGACGAGGTGAAGGCGGCAATCAGCCCCCAGGCGCAGCAGGTCATCACCGACAACCTGGGCAGCTTCGACAAGTACCTCACCGCCGTCATCGAGGACGCCGTCCTCAAGGTCAAGCAGGAAGACCCCTACCTCACACTCTCGGGGGAGCTGCTTGACGGCGTCGCGCTGGAGGACAAGGCCGGAGCCGCCGCACAGTAAGGAGGGCAGACATGGACGGAGCGACAATCGCGATGTTCGTCTTCCAGACGGTCATCACGGCGATCATCGGGGTCGCCGCGTGGGGAGTGAAGAACGCGATCGGCGAGATGAAGGCGGCGGTCTCGGAGCTCAAGGCGGCGGACAAGAAGAACGCCGACGAGATCGCCGCCGTGCGCGGAGAGCTGGGCGACCTCAAAGCCGACCTCCCCCTCATCTACACGACCCGGGAGGACTTCATCCGGGTCTCGAACAACATCGACCAGAAACTCGACAAGCTCCTATACCGGGGCGCGGCAAAGGAGGGATAAAAGCGTATGGCATACTTTGACGACATGACGGAGCAGGAGATCCGGCAGAACAAGGCGATCCGGGGCTACATCGTCCGGGCCCTGGCGAAAGGCAATCAGAACTCGCTGCTTGTGCGGCAGATCACGAACGCCCTCCTCGCCGACAACCTCATCACCGTCCCGGACATCTCGAAGCAGCTCTCCTATTTGGAGGACGGCGGCTACATCGAGTTCACGGACAAGCGGGCCACGGCCTACAACGCCTACCGCCGCGACGCCGTCATCCAGCTCACGAAGGCGGGCGTCGACCTTGTGGAAGGCACGAGGGACGACCCGGGCGTCGATGTCTAAGAAAGAGCGCCGGAGGACGCGGATCAGCTCGACGATCGACAAGCTCCCGGACGACATCAAGACGGAGCTCGACGTCCGGCTCGCGGACACGGCCAACACCTACGAGGAGCTCTCCGCGTGGCTCAAGACGGAGGGCTATGAGATCAGCAAGAGCGCGATCGGGCGCTACGCGATCCGCAGCACTCAGGCGGCGCAGCGGGTCGCCGAGACCTTGCAGCGCACCCAGGCGATCGCCCAGGCGGTGGAGGCACACCCCGACCTCGACTACACGAAGGCGGCGTCGATGGTTCTCATGGACGGCCTCATGCAGCGCGTGAGCACGGCGGAGGACGACTTCCAGGAGATGCCGCTTGACAAGGCGGGGCGGCTCATCGCGAGCCTCGCCCGGAACGCCACCTATGAGAAGCGCGTCCGGCAGGACATGAAGAAGAAGGCCGAGCTTGCCTTCGACCAGCTTGAGGCGGAGCTCATGGCGGCGATCAAGCAGCACCCGGAGCTCGCCGGGGAGCTGCACGACGTCCTCTCAAGGGCGAGGGAGAAGGTGCTCGACGATGGCGAAGATTGACCTCAAGGACTACCTGGAACGGCTTGAGGAGCCGGAAGACCGGGAAGCGGTCGCGAGCCGGGAGTACCAGCGGGAGCTATTTGAGCAGTATGTCCAGAAGGGGACGAACTTCCCCGAGCTCCGGGCGCAGCTCCTCGCGGAGTACCGGGCCGGGGCAGAGCTCACGGGCCCCCAGGGGCTACGCCGGAAGCTCGGGGCGGTCGACCTGGGCTACTTCGGGCGGGCCTACCTTCCCCACTACTTCGTGAGGCCCTCGCCCCCATTCCACGAGGAGCTCGACCGCATTTTCCGCGAGGGCGTCATGAAGGGCATGAACCCCACCACCGACGCGAAGAAGATCAGCCGGGCGGACGGATGCCGGAGGGCGGTCGAGGCCCCGCGTGGACACGCCAAGAGCACGAACTTCACCTTCAAGGACTCCATCCATTCGGCGGTGTACGCCTACAAGCACTATGAGATCATCCTCTCGGACAGCTCGGAACAGGCCGAGGGCTTCCTCTCCGACATCAAGACGGAGCTTGAGGAGAACGCGGCGCTCCGGGAGGACTTCGGGGAACTGGCGGGGCGCGTCTGGAAGGCGTCGGTCATCCTCCTCTCGAACGGGGTCAAGATCGAGGCGCTGGGCGCGGGCAAGAAGATCCGCGGACGGCGGCACAAACAATGGAGGCCCGACCTCATCCTATGCGACGACCTTGAGAACGACGAGAACGTCAACACCCCGGAGCAGCGCAAGAAGCTCCGGGACTGGTTCTACAAGGCGGTCTCGAAGGCGGGCGACACCTACACGGACATCGTCTACATCGGGACGCTGCTCCACTACGACGCCCTCCTCGCCAATGTCGCCAAGAACCCCGAGTATGAGGCCGTCCGCTACAAGGGCGTCATCTCGTTCGCAACGAACACGGCCTTGTGGGACGCCTGGGAGCGGATCTTCACCGACCTTGAGAACCCCAGGCACAAGGAGGACGCCGAGGACTTCTTCAAAGCGAACGAGGCGGCGATGCTGGAAGGAACCGCCGTTTTATGGGAGGAGAAGCTCCCCTACTACGCCCTCATGGTTATGAGGGTATCGGAGGGCGAGGCATCCTTCAGCAGCGAGATCCAGAACGAACCCATCGACCCGGAGAACTGCGCGTTCGCCGAGGAATGGTTCGACTACTACGACGACGGGCAGCTCCCCCCGGACTTCTCCGAGGCACGGTTCCTGTTCGTTGCGGCGAACGACCCCTCCCTCGGCAAGAACCGCAAGAGCGACACCTCGGCGATCATCGGCATCGCAAAGGACACCTCGACGGGCTACATGTATGTCGTGATCGCCGACATCGCCAAGCGCAAGCCGGACAAGATCATTGAGGACGCGATCGAGGCGTCCCGCCGTTTGAAGCGGGAGTACAAGAAACCCCTCTACAAGTTCGGCGTCGAGACGGTTCAGTTCCAATACTACTTCGCCGAGATCATGCGGCAGAAGTCCGCCGAGATCGGCGAGTATCTTCCCATCGAGGAGATCAACAGCGTCCAGAACAAGGACGCCCGCATCCAGAGCTTGCAGCCCTTCGTGAAGAACGGCTACCTTAAGTTCTCAAAGCGGCACAAGGCCCTCCTCGACCAGATGCTCAAGTACCCCATGGGGAAGAACGACGACGGGCCGGACGCGCTGCAAATGGCGGTCTCACTGGCCCTCTCGGTCAAGGTGGGGCAGCACACGGATTATAAATCAGTTTTAGGCCGCGCTATCAAGTTCCGGCGCGGGGCCTACTAAAAGGAGGCGGGGCATTATTAGTACAGTTATTCACGAGAACACGCTCATCCACGGAGACAGTCTCACCGTGCTCCGGCAGATGCCGGACGAGAGTGTGGACGCAATCATCACCGATCCACCCTATGGCATCAACTATGTTTCGCAGACCGGGGCGAGGATCAAAAACGACAAAGCCCCGTTCATCTGGTTTCTCTATGACGCTTTCCGTGTACTCAAGTCAGGAGGGACACTCCTATGCTTCACGCGCTGGGATGTAGAGCAGACCTTCATTGACGCAATCGAGCTGGCCGGATTCAAGGTTAAAAGCGAGGTCATTTGGGATAAGGTCTACCACGGCATGGGAGACACGAAAGCAGCCTTTGCCCCAGCGCACGAAAACATCGTCTTCGCAATTAAGGGAAAGTACAGCTTTCCCGGGGGCAGGCCGAAAGACCTCGTCACCTTCAGCAAGCTCGGCAGCGCACAGATGATCCATCCAACAGAGAAGCCGGTGGGCCTGATTGCCAGCCTTATCACGGCAGTTACAAAACCGGATGACCTTATCCTTGACCCGTTTGCCGGAAGCGGCTCCACTCTCGTCGCCGCAAAGAAGTCGGGACGGCGGTTCATCGGCGTGGAGCTTGACGACGAGTATTATGAAAAAGCACGGCGGCGTATTGAGGAGGTGGTCGAGTGAACGGCAAGGGAAAGCGGTGGAGCCTTAGAGGTCTGTTCCAGCGCCGCCCCGAGGCGCGGGAGGTCGCCGCCGCCCAGGTAACGGACAAATACAGCGAGTACCCCTCGGACGGGCTCACCCCCGTCCGGCTGGCGGAGATCTTCAAGGAGGCGGACGCCGGGGACGTGCTCCGGCAAGCCGAGCTCTTTGAGGAGATGGAGGAGAAAGACCCGCACCTCTTTTCCCAGCTCCAAACAAGGAAGAACGCGGTCACGGGCCTCGACTACGAGATCATCCCCTTTGACAGCGACGACCCCAGGGACAAGGAGATTGCCGAGTTTGTGGAAGCACAGCTCGGCGGCATCGAGGGCTTTGAGGACGTTATGCTCGACCTTCTGGACGCGATCGGAAAGGGCTTCGCGGTCTCGGAAATCATGTGGAGCTACGACGAGGGGCATGTGGTAGTCGGAGACATCCGCTCTCGCCATCAAAAGCGGTTCTTTTGGGACAGCATCGACGACACCTTCAAAGTAAGAACCCAAGAGGCCCCGGAGGGCATCGAACTCCCGGAGAACAAGTTCATCGTCCACAAGTACAAGGCCCGCAGCGGCCATCCCTCCCGGGCTGGCGTCTTGCGCGTGGTCGCCTGGATGTACCTCTTCAAAAACTACACCCTCAAGGATTGGGTCGCGTTTTGCGAGGTTTTCGGGATGCCGCTCCGCCTGGGCAAGTATCAGCCGGGCGCGAGCGAGGAGGACAAGCGGGCGCTCATGCAGGCCCTCGTCGCAATCGGGGCGGATGCGGCGGGCATCTTCCCGGACGGCACGGCGATCGAGTTCGTGAACACCGAGAAGACCAGCTCGACCGACCTCTATGAGCGGCTGGCCCGCTACTGCGACGAACAGGTCTCGAAGGCGATCCTCGGCCAAACCCTGACCTCGGACTCGGGCGGCGGCAGCTACGCGCAGAGCAAGACCCACAACGAAGTCCGGCACGACCTCACCGTCGCGGACTGCAAGGCGCTCGCGGCCACCCTCCGGCGCGACCTCATCCGCCCCCTGGTGCTCTACAACTTCGGGGAGGACAAGCGCATCCCGTATCTCCGCTTCGACGCAGAGGAGTCGGAGGATCTCACACAGACGGCGACCGTCATCGGGACGCTCATCCGGGAGGCGGGGCTCAAGGTTCCGACGTCCTACATCTACAAAAAGTTCTCCATCCCGAAGCCCGAGGGAGACGAGGAGATCGCCACCCCGCCCGGGCAGACGGCGCAGGGGGCCGGGTTCGGCCCGTTCTCCTTCAAGGCGCAGCCAGCCGAGCCGATCGCGCTCAAGGCCGGGGACGGGACAGGACACGGGACGCAGGAACGCATCGACCGCCTGGCGGCAGCGGCCACCCGGAAAAGCGCCGGGGCCTTCAAGAAAGCGTTCGGCCCGGTTCTCAAGAAGATTGAGAAAGCGGAGAGCCTTGAGGAGCTCCGGGACATGATGGAGGACGAGAAGGCCGTCGCCGAGCTGTTCGGAGAGATGGACGTCTCGGAGGTGGAGGAGCTGCTTCAAAAGGTCATGCTCTACGCCAACCTTGAAGGGAGGGCGGCGGAAGATGGACGACATTGAGGCCGTATTCAACCGGAAGGACATGACCTTCGAGGAGGCCGTCCAGTATTTCAAGGAGCGCGTCCCGGTCACGGCGTCGGTCTTCTACGGCATCGCGGAGAAGTACCGGGGGCTTGCCTTCACGGTGGGCGGCTACACGAAGGCGCAGATCCTCAAGCGGTTCTATGAGGAGATCCTCGCGGCGCTGGAACAAGGGAACCCCCTCTCGGAGTTCCGGCGCAATATGAACGAGTTCCTTGAGGCCGAGGGATATGAGGGGCTCGACCCGCTGCAAGCCGACCTCATCTTCCGCACCAACATCCAAACGGCCTACAACGTGGGCCACTATGAGCAGATGACAGACCCGGGCGTCATGCGGCTCCGCCCCTACTGGCAGTACGACGCCGTCAACGACGCCCACACCCGCCCGAGTCACCTCGCGATGGATGGGCGGGTCTTCCCGGCAGACAGCGAGGTATGGAACACATGGTTCCCGCCGAACGGGTTCCGATGCCGCTGCACGGTGAAGACCCTCTCAAAAAGACAGGTCGAGGCCCGGGGGCTCAAGGTGGAGCAGACAGCGCCGGAGGGCCTCGTGCCAGACCCGCACTTCTCCACCAACCCGGCAAAGGTACGCTTTGAGCCCGACCTCAAGGACTACCCCGCGCCTCTTGTGAAAGCGTACCAGAACCGGGAAAAGGAGAACCCGGGCAAATAAGGCCCGCAGAGGCCCCAGGAAGGGCCGAAGGGCCGGGGAGTGTAATTCCCGGGGCGCGGCGGGTTCACCCCGTTATAACGCATAATAACGGCGTTTCCGGGGGCTTCAAGAACCGAACAAAGGAGACAGTCAGAAAATGAACGATTTTCTCACCCTAAAGGGGGGCGAAGTGGACGTCGGGGGAGCGCCGGAGGTCATCTCTGTTTTGCCCTTCGGCCATGTCGTGAGCCAGAAGGGAGAGTTCGACGTCGACGAGGAGAGCCTCGCCGCGATGAAGGCGCAGATCGCCGAGCGCGGCGTCGACCTTGTCGTCGACTATGAGCACCAGACCCTCACAGGAGACCGGGCCCCCGCCGCCGGATGGGTCAAGGAGCTGTTTGCCGAGGACGGGCACATCAAGGCCCGGGTCGAGTGGACGCTCCCGGCGAAGCAGTACCTTGAGAACAAGGAGTACCGCTACCTCTCCCCGGTCATCACCGTCCGCAAGTCGGACAACAAGGCGACGGGCCTCCATTCCCTCGCCCTCACCAACACCCCAGCGATCGCGGGCATGACCCCGATTGTAAATTCATCCACATTTGAAGGAGGCACAACCAACATGAACGAACTCATCAAGAAGCTCGCGGCGGCGCTCGGCCTGGGCGAAGACGCGGGCGAGGAGCAGATCCTTGAGGCGCTCAAAGCCTGTATGGAGGAGAACAAGGCACTCAAGGAAGCCGCCGAGGGCAAGCAGCCCGGGGACGGAAAGCAGCCGCCCGAGGAGGACGCCGTCGTCGCGAACAAGGCCGTCTGTGAGCTCCTGGGGCTCAAGGAGGGCGCTCCGACCGCAGAAGTCGCCGCCGTCATCATGTCCCTCAAGGGCGGCATCGACGGGCGCATCAAGGCGCTTGAGGAGCAGCTCGCCGACCGGGACGCCGAGGAAGCCGTCGAGCTGGCGCTCAAGAGCGGCAAGATCACCCCGGCGCAGAAGGGATGGGCCAAGGACTACGCGCTCAAGAGCCCGGATGGGTTCAAGGCGTTTCTTGAGAAGGCCCCCCAGGTCGTCCCCATGAGCGAGGTCGCGGGCGGCGAGGCCCTGGCACTCAAAGGCAAGAAGCCCGACGAGGCGACGATGCTCATTTGCAAGCAGCTCGGCGTGAGCGCCGAGGATCTGGAAAAGTACGGCATGAAGGAGGAATAAGACCATGGCAGCATTGACGAACGTGAGGGACACCTCCGAGCTGGCCCTCGGCGGGAAGTATCTGGCGCTCCCGGTCAAGGGTTCGACCACCATCTACCAGGGGGCGATCGTCGCCCTGGATGCCAGCGGCTACGCGATCCCCGGCAAGAAAGCCGAGAACCTCAAGGCGGCGGGCCGGGCCGAGGAGACCGTCGAGAACAAGGGCGGGGACGGCGACGCCGTCATCCGCGTCAGCCGGGGAACCTTCGTTTTTGAGAACTCCACCAGCGGCAAGATCACCGCCGCCGAGGTGCTGGGCCTCTGCTACATGGAGGACGACCAGACCGTCACCAAGACCGGGACGGGCGCATCCGTGGCGGGCCTTGTCGTCCGCGTGGACGACGAAGGCGTCGCCGTGGAGATGGGCTTCGGCCTCACCGCCCCCGCCACCGAGAAGTAAACCAGAAGGAGGACAAAGAACATGATTGTCAACCAGCAGACTTTGAGGGGGATTTACGTCGGCTTCAACACCTTGTTCAACAAGGCATTTGAGGGCGTGACCCCGCTCTACACCGAGATCGCCACCGTCACCCCCTCGACCACGGAGTCCGAGACCTACGCATGGCTCGGCGACATCCCGGGGATGAGGGAATGGATCGGCGACCGCGAGATCCAGAACATCAGCGCGAGCGACTACACCATCAAGAACAAGGACTTCGAGCTGACGATCGGCATTGACCGCAACGCGATTGAGGATGACAAGATCGGCCTCTATAACCCGTCTGTCCAGATGCTCGGCCAGTCCGCAGCAGCCCACCCCGACGAGCTCATCTTCAAGCTGCTCGCGGATGGCTTCTCCGAAAAGTGCTACGACGGGCAGCCCTTTTTCTCCGACGCCCACAAGGTCGGCAAGAAGACCGTCTCCAACAAGACCACGGCCAAGCTCTCCATGGAGTCCTACATCGCGGCCCGCACCGCTATGATGAGCCTCACCAACTCCAAGGGCCGGGCGCTGAACCTCATCCCGAACGTGCTCGCCGTCCCGCCCGCCCTGGAAGCCGCCGCCCGGGACATCCTGGTCGCCGACTACATCAACGGCACCAAGAACACCATGCAGGGCACCGCGAAGCCCCTCGTCATCCCGCAGCTTGCCGGGAACGACTCCAAGTGGTTCCTGCTTTGCACCTCCCGCCCCATCAAGCCCCTTATCTGGCAGCAGCGCAAGAAGCCGAAGTTCGTTTCCAAGACCCAGGAGACCGACGACAATGTCTTCATGAAGAAGACCTTCCTCTATGGCGTCGACTCCCGAGGGAACGCGGGCTTCGGGTTCTGGCAGATGGCATACGCCGGAGACGGCACCCAGGGGAGCTAAACCCGGGTCGGACAGATGAAGGGAGAGGGACGGCATGAGTTACAGCACAAAGGAAGAAGTCCGGGAGATGCTCAAGGACGACGCCCTCAACGCGATCATCGGGGACACCTTCATCGAAGACCCCGCCGAGCGTGAGGAGCTCGTCGCGCCGATCATTAAGGGCGCGATCGCCGACGCCGACGCGGAGATCGACGGCTACCTTGCCAAGAGGTACGCCGTCCCGCTCTCCCCGGCCCCGAAGGTCATCAACAAGTTCTCAAAGGACATCGCAGTCTATAACCTGTTTTCCCGGATCGGCATCGACGAGAGCACCGACCAGAAGACCTATCTCAACCGCTACAACGCGGCGATCAAGTTCTTTGAGCTTGTGGCAGACGGGAAGGTCTCCATCGGCACGGAGGCCGAAGACCCGGCGAGCGCAGCCGCGACCGGGTTCTCGGCAAAATCAAACACCCGGCTTTTCACCCGGGGCAGCATGAGGGGGATGTAAGGCGTGTATAGCATCCGACTGCAAGGGGACACCGCCGCCCTCCTACGAAAAATGCGGCGTTATTCGGAGCTTGACAGGAAGGGGCTCAACACCGCCCTCGCCGAAGGCGTCCGTGAGTCCACTCTCGAACGGTTCAAGCAGAGCCGGGGGCCGGACGGCAAACGGTGGAAGACCTCCATCCGGGCGGCGGAGACCGGGGGGAAGACCCTCATTGACACCTCCCAGCTCCGCAACTCCATCAAGACGACGGCGGACGCCTCCGGGTTTGCGGTCGGCACAAATGTCAAACACGCAGCAACCCACCAATTCGGCGACAAGGGCCGCACCATCCGGGCAAAGCGGGCGAAGAACCTCCGCTTCCAGGTGGGCGGACAGTGGATCAGCAAGAAGAAGGTCAAGGTCGACATCCCCGCCCGGCCCTTCCTCGGCCTCTCGGACGAGGACATGCAGGAGATCAAGGCCACGACCGAGGAGTTCATCGGGAGGGATGACTAATGCTTTACAAGGAGAGCAAGGAATACCTCCTCGACAAGCTCAAAGCGGCGGGCCTCAAGTCTAAACCGTACACGACGCAAAAGGCGCTCGAAAAGAGTCAGGAGAGTCACATCGGCGCGGTGCTCTTTGAGTCGGAGACCCTCCTCCGAAACGGCTCCAAAACACGATATAGAGACCAAGAGGGAGCGCAGAAAAAGAGGAGGAAGGTCTTCGACCGGGCCCTCGCCTTTACCGTGATAATCGGCGACTACACCGACGAGGCGGTCGAGAGCATGTTCGGGGCGTTCCTCTCAAGCCTCGACCGGGGCATCTACGTCAACGGGGACTTTGTCCCGATCGAGGTCGAGGGGGCGGATTGGGTCGATAAGGACGACTCTATTCTAAAGGCACAGGTCGCCGTGCAAATCAAAATAAGGTTTGACGGCGGGCTTTACAGGGACACGGACTTCGCGAAGGTTTCCGACGTGAAGGTCGAGTCCATCGCCAAAAACGACGGGAAGGAGTTTACAGATGGCGAATAAAGCAACATCGGCCTCCGCTGCTACACAGGCAGCGGAGCCGCAGAAGGAAAAGACCCCGGAGCTCTTTGAGATCGGAGAGCTCCGCAGGAAGCACAGGGTCGGGCGGGCCGTCTTTGCGGGCGTGTGTACCGCGCAGCGCTGGAAGCCCGGCAGGGCCGTCACCGAGGATGAGTTTCTCGCGGCGGTCAAGAATTTTGAGAACGCCCCCATGAGCGGGGCGCACGGAACGAAGGAAAGCGAGGCGAGAAGATAATGCTCAGAGATGTCAAGCACACTGTCACGGACGGCCTCCTCGGGTTCGCCACCGCGACTGGGGACGGCAGGAGCCTCAAGATCGGCGTCTCCCCGGTCGTATCGGACACGCCGATCATCATCACCGGGGACATGGACGCGGCGAAGATCAAATCCCGTCTCGGCCTGTCCCCTCTGGCGGATGCCGTCATGAGCTCCGTGCAGTTCGGCGCGTCTCGGATCTACTGCCTCCCGGTCTCCGCTACTACGGCGGGCAAGCTGGGAAGCGTTTCTAAGGACGGCGACGGCGGAGGCTCCGTGACTGTGGACGGCTCCCCGACGAACGCCTTCTCGGTGGTCGTTAAGTTCACCGCGCAAGGGCAGCTCAACACCGCCGCCTTTATCTACTCCATCGACGGCGGCAACACATTCACGGACGAGATCACCGTCCCCGTCACCGGGGAATACGAGATCGAGGGCACGGGGCTCAAGCTCGAGTTTACGGAGGCGACGGAGCTGGAGCAGAAGCCGAGCTCCTTCCTCGTGAACGACTCTTACAGCTTCACGACCACCGCGCCCACCATGACAAACGGCGACGTCCTGGCGGCGTTCACGAAGCTCCAGAACTTCGCCGAGGAGTATGAGTTCATCCACGTTGTCGGCGAGAGCGACCTCGCCCTCTGGCAAGCTGTGAGCGAAGCGCAGATCGAGCTCCGGGACGCCTACCACAAGCCCGTGTTCGTGGTCTTCGAGGCGGCGTTCCCCAAGGGGGAGGACGAGGAAGAAGACGATCTCGACATGAGCGGCGGGGATCTCACCGATTGGGCCCTTGAGATGGAGGCCAAACGGAAGAAGGTCAAGAACTACGACATCCAGGTTGTCGCCGCCTGGGGGCGGCTCGTCATGCTGGACGGCACGACGCAGATCGTCAACCTTGCGGGCCCCGTGTGCGGCCTCTACGCAAAAGCGGCGGTTCAGGAGTCCATCGGCAAGACCAGAGCGGAGGCCGGGTTCGGCATCCCGAAGACGAAGCTCCTTGAGCTGCTCCCCGCCGGGATGGACAACTCCATCATTGAACTTTTGGACGTGGCAGGCTATCTGACGTTCCGGGAGTATGACGGGCTCGACGACTTCTTCGTCTACCACACGAAGATGATGAGCCCGGACGGGAGCGACTTCCGCTATGCCGAGGACGTCCGGGTCAAGAACAAGATCATCCGGGAGACCCGGAAGGAGGGGCTCCTCCTGCTCAACGACGACATCGACCTTGAGGACGTCCAGGGCGAGCTTGAGACCCGGGCGAAGTTCATGTTCGTCCCCTTGCAGCGCATGATCGACGCAAAGGAGATCAGCTCCGCCGAGATCACCGTACCAGAGGGGCAGGAGAAGACCATCCTTGAGGATGAGACGATGCGGGTCAAGATCCGCTATGTGTCCCGGGGCTATATCCGCGAGGTCGAAGTCGACCTCGGCAGGGCGCAGCCCAGCGAATAAGGGAAGGGAGGTTAAAGAACTATGTCCCTTAAAGTGAACGGCCAGACCTACGGATGGGGCGACGTGGACGTTAAGATCCCCGGCCTCGTGCTCGTGGTGCAGGAAATCAGCTACGACGATGAGCAGGAGATGGAAGAAAGCTACGGCAAGGGCTACCGCCCCCGGGGGTACGGCAAGGGCAATTATAAGGCGTCCGGCAAGATGTCCATGCTCCGGGACGACTACGACGACGTCCTTGCCTACTGCAAGGCGAAGGGCATCCCGTTCTATGGTATCGAGTGGCCCTCTGTGGTCGTCTCCTACGCCAACGAAGGGGAGCACACCCGGATCGACGAGCTCAAGAAGGTCATCCCCACCAAGCGCAGCCACAAGGCCGCGCAGGGCGACAAGTCCCTCACGGTGGACATCGACCTCATGATCGTCGGCGGCATCGTGGAGGACGGCGTCGAGCCCACCAAGTAAGACGCTATCTCAAGATAATCGAGAACAGGAGGACAAAAAACCATGGAAGATATGAAGAAGGAAGCCGCTGGCAAGAGCCGCGCCGAGGAGCTGAAGGAGAAATACGGCAAGGTCTACCGCGTCGGCGCGACGATCGAGGTGGACGACGAGACCGAGAAGACAGTCGAGTTCTACTTCAAGCGCCCCTCCACGGCGAGCTATGACAGGTACGTCAAGACTACCGCCCAGGGCGCGACGAAGGCGCTCAAGACCTTCCTCTTTGACAATGTGGTCGCGGAAAGCGAAGCGGCTCTTGAGGCTGACCTTGAGGAGTTCCCGGCCCTGGCGCTCTCCATCGGCGAGAAGCTGCTCGGGATGCTGGGGCTCTCTAAGCAGACAAATTTGAAGATGCTCTAAAAGAGCAGCTCTCGGAGGTGAAGGGAAACTTTGTGGAGGCCGGGCTTCTGGAAATCCATCGTTTCCTCCCTCCGGCTCTTTTAGAGGGTTTCGACATCGAGGCGATCGGCCTTGACGAGTTCCTCCGGTATGTCGCGAAGGCGAGATACATCCAGGAGCTTGAGGAGGGCATCGTCGCCCGGGCGATCTCCGAGGTCTTCTCGGAATAGCCGGACGGCGTCGGTCGCCTTGACTAAGAGCGCAAGGTCGCCTCCATGCGTTAGGAGGTGAAAGGCAAAGCATGAGTTTAGAGTCCGTGTTCAAGCTGTCGCTTATTATGAACCTGATCGACAACCTGACAGGGCCGATGGCTGGCGTCACGTCCAGCGTCAACGGAACCGTCTCCAAGCTGCAAAAGGTCAATTCGACCCTCGGCAGCGTGGCAAAGACGGGGGCCGTTATGCAGGAGGTAGGCTCGCAGATCACGGGGGCGGTGCTGTCCCCGGTCGAGGCCACCTTTGAGACAAGACGGGCGATCGGCGAGCTGGCCTCCCTGGGCGTGAAAGACCTCGGGGCGGTCGAGGACGCCGCCCGGGAGTTCTCCGACCAATGGGCCGGAACCACGAAGGCCGACTTCATCGCGGCGGCCTATGACATCAAAAGCGGCATCGCGACGCTCTCGGACGAGGGCGTCGCGGAGTTCACAAGCCTTGCGGCCCTGACCGCAAAGGCAACAAAGTCCACGGCGGGCGAGATGACCTCGCTATTCGCCACGGGCTACGGCATCTACAAGGGCTACTATGACGACTTGAGCGATCTTGAGTTCGGCGAGATGTTCTCGGCGGGGATCGCGAAGTCGGTGCAGCAGTTCAAGACTACCGGCTCCGAGATGGCCTCAAGCATCGAGAGCCTGGGCGCATCGGCCACAAACGCGAACGTCCCCCTTGAGGAGCAGCTCACCATCCTCGGCATGTTGCAGGGGACAATGAGCGGCAGCGAGGCGGGCACGAAATACGCCGCCTTCATCCAATCCGCAGCGAAGGGCGGCGAGGAGCTGGGCCTCTCGTTCCTGGACGCGAACAACCAGCTCAAGAGCCTCCCCGAGATCCTCGACCAGCTCCGGGGCAAGTACGGCGACACCATCGACGCGATGGAGAAGCAGGAGCTCGCCTCTGCCTTCGGCACGGACGAGGCGGTCGACCTCATCGACCTACTCTACAACAAGACCGAGGACTTGCAGGGGAACATCCTCACCATGTACGACGCCCTCGGCTCCGGCACGGGGGTCGCCACGGAGATGGCGAACGCGATCAACGAGACCGAGCCGGAGCGGTTTGAGAGGCTCACGCAGCGCATCCAGAACGTCAAGGAGTCCATCGGGAACAGCTTGCTCCCCACCATCAATGATCTCATGTCAACGGGCGAACAGGTGCTCACGAAGGTCGGCTCCTGGGTCGAGGAGAACCAGGAGCTCGTCCGGGTCATCATGCTTGTCGTCCTGGCGATCGGCGGCTTCCTCACCATAGCGGGGACGGTCATCGCCGTTGTCTCGGCGGTGGGCCTTATCATAACGAAGGTGATCTCCGGGTTCAAGCTCCTCAAGGCTGGGTTCCTATTGGCAAAGGGGGCGCTCACGCCGCTCATATCAAGCGTGTGGAGCTTTACGGCGGCACTCCTGGCGAACCCCGTGACGTGGATCGTCATCGGCATTGTGGCGCTCATCGCGGCCCTGGTGCTGCTCTATAACAAGTGCGAGTGGTTCCGCAACGGGGTCAACGCGATCATCGACTTTTTCAAGGAGAAGCTCGGCGCGGCCCTTGAGGTCGTGACCTCCATCTTCTCCGGGATCGGAAACGTCATCGGCTCCGTCATGGATGCGGCGAAGGCGACCGTCTCCCAAAACCTTGACAACATGCGCTCGGCCTATGAGTCGCACGGCGGCGGCATCCGTGGCGCGGCAGCGGCGGCGATCGAGGGCGTCAAGGGCATCTATACGGCGGGGTTCTCATTCCTGGACAACCTCACCGGGGGCAAGCTCACAGAGATCAAGAACAAGTTCGTCACCTCTGTCTCAAATATCGCCTCGGGCGTCGCCGAGCGGTTCACAGCCGTCAAGACGGCGTTCACAAATGGCATCAACGCCGCGAAGAACATCGTCTCAAATGCCGTGAATTGGTTCTTTGAGTCCGGCAAGCGGGTCGTCACCACATTCGCGAACGGTATCTCAAACGCCTTCCATTCGGCGGTGGACGCGGTAAAGGGCGGGCTTCAAAAGATCCGCAATCTGCTCCCGTTCTCGGACGCCAAGGAGGGGCCTCTCTCGACCCTGACCCTCTCGGGCCAGCGTACCATGACAACCTACGCCCACGGCCTTGAGCTGGCACAGGATGCGCCCGCTCAGGCGATGGAAAAGGGGCTCTCCGGGGCAAAGGCCACGCTTGAGCGCGAACCCGCGAAGAAGGTGAGCCTCACGGACACCAGCGGCGGGCAGGACGATAAACAGGGCAACAGCTCCGGCGAGGGCAGCTCCGGTAAGCAAGTCATCATCCAAAAGCTGCTCATCCCTGTCGACCTCAAGAAGATCAAAGACCTTGAACAGCTTCTCGCGCTGCTCAAGGAGGCCGAGGACTACGCCGAGGCCAACGGCAGCGAAGACCCGGAGGGCGACCCGGATGCCGTCCCGACACCAGCGTAAAGGGAGGGAGAAACGACCGTGATTTACACCGAAGACCAACTCATCAAAGTGAACGGGGTCGTCCTCCCTGGCCTTGTGAAAAGCATCGAGGTCAAGGAGTCGGCCAAAATTGACGAACAGGAAGTAGAGGGCAGCGCCACCAAGCCAAAACAGGCGACGGGCTATGAAGACGCAAAGGTCAACATTGAACTCATCCTCGACGACACGCCCACGGCCACGAAGTACCAGCGGCTTGAGACTGTCCGGGCCCTTTTTCGGACGCCCGGGCAGTCCGTCCCGCAGCCGATCTCCATCGTCAGCGAGGACACAGCAAAGCACGGCATCGACAAGGTGCTGTTCAAGGGTATCACCCACAAGAGCGAGGTCAAAAAGGATCAGCTCACCGTCTCCCTTGAGTTTTGGGAATATGTCCCGCAGACGATCCAGACGACGAGCAGCTCCTCCGGGCGATCCTCGGGCTCATCGGGCGGCTCCTCTGGCGGGAAGACGGCGCAGCAAACGAGCCTCACCTCGGACTATCAGAAGTATTTACAGGCAAACCGGGGGAAGTCCCCCGCCGTGGACGATGCAAGCGCGGCGGCGGCTCTCGACAAGGTCTCACAGATGCCATACTAACCCGATAGGAGGAACGGGATGGAAACGCTTGAATTATTCTACCCTCAAATCGCGGCCCGCGCTGGCCCTTACACATTCGACCATGGCGTCGAGATTGAGGTCTACTCCTCAAAGTCTTCTTATTTTGATTGGGCGAAGATCCGCTTCACCGAGCAATTTCAGCCGAAGCTCACCCTCGCCCGGAAAGACCCGGCAGCGATAGAGCTCGGGTATAACGACGTCTTCGAGGAGGTCTTCTCCGGATATGTCGCCAAGCCCTACAACGGCGGCGGGTTCATGGACGAGATCACGCTCAAGGACGAGATGTTGCTCCTTGAGGAGACGCAGATCAACAACACGTTCCTCGACACGACCCCACAGGAGATGATCTCCTACTTCCTCGCGCAAGCGGGGCTCTCAAAGATGAAGCTCTCCGCCACGGGCTACCCGGAGCGAAAGCGGCTCCCCATCCGGCAGATGAACGTCATCGAGGCGATCAATGCCGTCCATGCGGCATGGAACATCAAGCAGCCGTTTTTCTTCTCTGGCGGCGTTTTCTATTGGGGAGAGAAGCCGGAACAGGAAAAGACCTACATCTTCGAGTATGGGGTCAACATTATCACCCTCACCCGTGTCGGGGGCGCGTGGGAGCTTGAGACCGTGTCAGCTCCGTTTGTCCGGCACTCTCACAAAATCAGCGTAAAACATCCCAAAGTGAGCGGGGAGTTTGAGGTCGCAAAGGTGGTCTCGGCCACCAACGACAACGGCTTCATCCGCACGAAGATCTATTTCTAAGAACCAGGAAAGGAGGGCGCGGAAGTGCTTGAGCAAATGATAAAAGCGGTAGCGAAGAAGCTCATCGCGCAGGAGTACCCCCATGTCAAGCTCCCCGCCGTGGTCTATGCCACCGTCAGCAAGGCGGCGCAGCTCGGGGAGACGTTCCAGCTTGAGGAGCTTGTCATCCACAACGACGAGACCGGGGGCAGCTACAAGGGCCACATCACGGCACACTGGAACGAGTACACCCTCACCGTCATTGACCGCTTCGGCAACGTGGACGAGACCTTCCCGGCCCTCCCGGGCGTCCGCTCCAAGGCGCAGTATAAGACCGGGGCCGTCGTCGCCGTGGCGCTGGCCTACGGGGACAGCCCGGCGATCATCGGGGAGGTGCAGCTATGACGGGGCTACACGACACCGACATCCGCCTCACGGACGCCTGGGAGCTAACCAGGGCGGCGGACGGCGACGCCCCGCTCTGCTCCGACCTCGATTGCCTATACCAGAACATCATCCTTGAAGCCCTCACACAGGCCGGCGATCTCTTTTATGATGCCGCCTTCGGCTGGGGCCTGTATGACTTTATCCAGTCAGAGGACAGCGATCTCGTCCGGCTTGAGATCACGCAGCGGGCGCGGTTGGGCCTTCAAAAGCGGGAGGTCATCATACCGGAGAGCATCGAGGTCGAGGTCGGCTTTTCGGACGACGTCTTCCGGCTCTGGTGCTCCTTCCGGTTTACGGATGAGGAGAGCCCCCGGGAGCTCAATGTCGTTATCAGCGCGGTCGATGTGGAGGTGGTAACAGTATGATCGACAAGGATATACTCGACGAGGTGCTCCCCGTCCCGGAGCTTGAAACGCTCAAGGAGCAGACCATCGGCGAGCTGAAAGAGGAAGGCTTCGCAATCACGAACTTCCACTCGGGCGGCGTCTTCTACACGCTGCTCCTCATCGTCCTCCGCATCAAGGTCGAGTTCACGGAGCTGCTCCGGGACGTTCTGAACAATATGTTCCTCACACACGCCTCGGGCGTGTGGGTCGACCTCAAGGCGGCGGACTATGGAAAGAAACGCAAGAAGGCCCAAAAAACCCAGGGGCTCGTCACGCTGTCCAGAACAAACGACCAGGGCGAGGCCGTCAAGATCCCGAAGGGCCACGTTTTCAAGACGGAGAAGGACGTCAACGGAGAGGAGCTCCGCTTCTTTGTGCTTGAGGCGGCGGTGCTGCAAAAAGGAGCCCGGTCGGTGGATGTTCTGGTCGAAGCGGAGAAGGAGGGCTCCCGGTACAATGTGCCGGAGGCGCAGATCACCCGGAGCCTCACCTTTCTCAACGGCGTCGATGAAGTCACGAACAGCAAGGACTGGATCACCCGGGAGGGCAGCGACACCGAGGATGACGAAAGCCTCCGCACCCGGGGACTCCGCTCGTGGTCGGAGCTGGCGGCGCGGTCGATTGAGGACACTTTTGTCAATGCCGCCGAGAGCGTCTCGGGCGTCCTGTTCGCTCAAGCAGACTGCAACCACCCCCGGGGACAAGGTACGGTTGACGTCATTGTCACAGGCGCGGCGGGGAAAGCGACGGAAGGGCTCCTTGAGGAAGTTCGGGAAGCCGTTGACAAGATCGCCGGGCCATACGATAATGTTGTTGTAAAGTCCTCTGTGACTGTGGCCCAGGACATCGAGGTCACGGTCACGACCTCCGATGTCACAGCGGAGGAGGAAGTCGAGAGCCGGGTCAACGCGATCCTCGCCGAGCTGCTCGCCGTCCGAAAGGGCCGGAGGTTCAACGAGCTCCGGCGCTCGGACATCAACTACGCAATCCGCAGCGGTTACAGCGCCGCCACAAATACCGAGATCACAAAGCCCGCCGAGGACGTGGCGCTCGACAAGGACAAGGTCATCACCCTCGGCACGGTCAAGGTCACGGTGAGGAGGGAGTGAGCGGATGAAGCGGTTCGACACGTTCGGCGAGTATATGTTCGACCTCCTCTTTGCGCCGCTCAAACGCGGAAAGAGGACGGCCAATCAGTTTTACATCTTCTTCAAGGTCGTCGGGCGTATCTTTGACGGCATGAAAAAGGATGTCTTCCGGGTTCGGGACGAGGCGAATGTCGCGAGCGCAAGCCCGGTCATGCTCCCCGTCCATGGGCAGGATCGCGACATGCCGAGACTTGAAGGTGAGGACGTGGAGAGCTATCGGACGCGGCTCTCCATGAAGGGGGTCATCTCCGAGTGGGGAGGCACAAAGACGGGCATCCTCTACGCCCTGGCCGCGCTCGGATATGAGGAGAGCACGATCGAGCCCTTCTCCTATCAAGACCCCGATCGGTGGGCGGAGTTCATCGTATTCCTCAAGGGCTCCAAGCAAAGCGGCGTCAACAACCTCGCCGTCATCGACGCGGAAGTCCGCAAGGTCAAGGAGGGCAGCTCAAAGCCCGCCTACGGCGCGGAGGCCGGGAACGGCATCGAGATCCGCTCCCAGGTCTTCACGGGTTACTCAAGATACCCACGTTGCGGGGAAATTGTTTGCGGCGTCTGGCCCCGCGTGGTCAGCATCGGCCACCTTTTGGAGAGCGGCATCCAGGCGGGCAGCATCCAGGACTCCGGCGAGGTCGAGTTCCCGAAGGTGGGAACAATCTCGGCCTCCGAAAAATTCTATCAGCCGTGCGCCTTCGTTATGTATGAGGGCCTATCCTCCAGTATTGAGGCGGGCTCAAGGACAGACTCCGGCGCGAAGATATATCCCATGTGCTCCCCGGCGCTTCGCTGCTCCGGGACGACATACATGATGGAAGGAGGGGAAGCAGATGCCGAAGACACTCACAGCGATCGGCATTGAGAAGATCGGGCGGCGCTTTGCCGACTCGGTCGACCATGCAGCCTATACACTGGACGGCGCACCGAAGACGGTCAAGCCGTTCCGAAAAATCGTCGAGGCGGATGCCGTGAAGGTTTATGTCTACTTTGACGACACCGTCTCCGGAAATGTGGCGAATGTGCAGCTTGTGGACTCGGACGGGGACATCATCGCCCAAACCGAGCGCACATTTGAGAAGCCGCCGAGCAAGGGTCTCTATGTGGCCTTCAAATACAACATCGTCGAGAAAGAAACGGAGGTAGAGATTGTAAATGGAAGCGTATAAAAAGATCGGATGGCTCGACCATGTCGAAGATGTCTCGTCGGGTCAGGTCATCCAGGAAGGGACGCCCGTGAGTCAGACGAACATGAACCACATGGACAACGGCATCTTCGAGAACCGGGAGGCCGTCATACTCCATGAGGCGCAGATCGCCGACGCGCAGAAGGAGATCAAGGTGCTGAAAGACGCCACGCTCAACAACATGACGAACAACGTCTTTCTCATCAATTTTGACTCCGTCAACGCAGTCGCGATCACGTCCGGCATCTATGACTCCGTGGCGCGGAAGCTCTATGTATAACCTCGCTTGTCTCTCCGGGAGCGGCGGCTATATGGTCGCTTGCTCCCGGAAAGAAACAAGCTGCATACTCGGGAACTTTTTCGGCGAGCTTCACCCGATATGCGAAATATGCCGGGCCCTCCCGGATGACGAGCTCGCCCTCAAGACCGCGAGCGGTCTCACTCTCGAAGGGGAGGCCGTCCTTGCCATTGAGGGGCACAGCTCCATCACGGGGAAGCCCGCGAAGGTGAAGCTCACCGACTACGGCTTCGAGTTCTTCGGGGACATCACCGAGATCGCCCGCATTAGAAATGCGAGGTGCTGCTACATTGGAACCGTCCATACTGCAAAAGAAGGCTGAGATCTTCCTCGAAAGAGATGTCTACCCCTTGCTCAAGAACTTCCCCCAGGCCGAAAAGTTTAGTTTGTCGCAGGAAATCAAACAATCGTGTTTCAGGCTCATCCGGGCGGCGGTCATGGCGAACAACCTCACCGTCGTCAAAAAGCGGCTTGAATGGCTGGATGAGGCGGACGCCGAGAAGACGCTCCTCCTCGTGCTGTTCGGGGTCGCCCGGACGCAGAAGTACATCACGGAGAAGAAAGTCCACGAGCTGCAAACCAAACTCAACGAACTGGGGCGCATCATTGGAGGCTTGCAAAAGCACTTCATCAACAACCGATAAAAAGTAAAACCGCACCTACTTAGGGTTATCTCTGTATGGCGTCGAACCGTGCGAACCGTGGGTACAATTCGGCCCGCAACTGGAACAACAACTCGTCCGGCAATCGGAATGTGAATGTCGGTTTCCGCCCCGCCTTGTAGGTTATTACGTCATTCGCGGCTACGGCTTCGAGTGCGTGTCCTTGTTATACTTCAAGGGAGAGGTAATCCTTCGCCTTGTCCAAGACGGCGTAAAAACAGTGACGACCCCCGGCCCGCCCTCTCGTATGGGGAGGCACGGGGCAAGGCTACAATGTGGGTATAAACCCGCGTCATAGGTGCCAAGCCGTTCCCAAAGGAAAGGATGCCACAATGACGAAATTCCCCTTATTTATTAAAACCGCGCAGAACATCAAGCGCCCGCAGCTCCCGCCGATCATGCCGCTTGCACCCTACGAGGAGGCGGTCGGCTACGAGCGGATCAAGGGCGGATATAAGCAAGCCCTAAGAGGGCAAAGAAAGTACACCCGGGAGGCCGTCAAGTATGACCTGTTCCGGGAGAAGAACAACGTCGACCTCTGGCGGGAGCTCAAGAGCTCAAAGTACGCGCCGGGCCCCTATCATTTCACCGTCATCACGGAGCCGAAGCGGAGAGACCTCTCCATCCCCCAGCTCCGCGACAAAGTGGTGCAGCTCGTCATCCACGAGGAGCTGCAAAATATGTTCCGGCCCGTCTTCATCAACGGCTCGTTTGCTTGCCAGTACGGGAAAGGCCCGATCCGCGCCGCCTTCAAGGTGCAGCACGACATGAGGGTCGCCCGGATGAAATGGGGCGACGGGGCGGCGGTCATAAAGATCGACGCCCGCAAGTTCTTCTATTCCATCGACCGCGCTCTGCTCAAGAAAATCCTTGCGAAGCGGTTCAAGAAGCTCAAGAAGAAACGCCCGGAGACCTACGGGGATCTCCTCCGCTTCTATCGGCTTCTTTGCAAAGTGATCGACAGCTCGCCGGAGGGCGAGACTGGCATCCCTCTCGGGAATGTCAGCTCCCAGGACTTCGCGAACATCTACCTCAACGAGCTCGATCAGTTTTGTGTCCGCTTTCTCGGCGCGAAGCTCTACACCCGGTACATGGACGACATCGTCATCATCGCACCGGACAAGGAGACCGCCCGGGAATGGCTGGCGAAGATCAAGGTATTCCTCCGCGAGAGGCTTCACCTTGACACCAACAAAAAGACAAAGGTTTTCTACATGCGGCAGGGCGTGAACGCCTACGGCTTCAAAATCAAGGCCACCCACATGATGCTCCGCACCGAGTCCAAACGGCGGGAGAAGCGGCGCATCAAGGCGATGGTTCGGAAGATGAAGGAAGGCAAGCTCACGCGGGCGGCGGTCGTCCAGGCGGTCAACTCATGGCTCGGGTTTGCTCGCTGGGCCAGCGCCTACAACCTCGCGAAGAAGATATTCGCGCCCTACCGCTTCATCAAAACGGAAGGAGCGATCCCCTATGGCGCAATATCTCGGAACCGTCAAGCTCGGCGGCTTCTACAACAACGGCGCGATCTTAAAGCGCCCAACAAGACCATGGCGGCCTGACGACCCCGCAGGAGGGAGCAGCGGAAACGGCGACATCCCGCAGATGTCCGGCAGCATGGCGAACTACACCTTCGGAAACACCCCCAGCGCGGAGGCGAACCAGCTCCAATGGGTCAAGATCAAGGACGGGGACAAGACGCTGCTCATTTGCGACCGCGTCATCCTGGTCTCGGTCTCCTGGGATGACCTCAACGCGCAGGGCTACATCACAGGCAAGACCGTCACCATCGACGGGGCAAAATACAAGTGCCGCGTCCTGACAGGCGGAAGCAACCGACGGAACAATGACTGGTATGCTGGGGGAACGCCGACTAATAACGAGTGGGACAGGTTCATCACCCGGGAGGAGGTCATCACCGGGCTCCCGGCTCCGCTCTCCTCGGATCTGGACACAGCCCTCAACACCACCGACCATAACAGCACACACAATCAGCTCTGGCATTGGGTGGGCGTCTATTCCTGGTGTCAAGAGACCTGGGCGGAGAACGCGTCGTACCGTGCGTACCGTGGGTACCATTCGGCCCGCATCTGGCACCACTACTCGTCCGGCAATCGGACTGTGACTGTCGGTTTCCGCCCCGTCCTTGAAATTCTGAACACTGACCCTCTGATCTCTGACAGTGACAGAAACCTCGGAGATAAGAATACGAATTTCACAATCGAGTACACGGTCGATGACGCCGACTCCGGCGACGTCTTGACGGCGACGGAGTCGCTCGATGGGCGAACGACGAAGTCGTTCGCCCCGACGCGAAAATCGAAAAATACCATCTCCATCAACATCAAGGAAGTCACCCTCGGGCCGCACACGGTCAAGGTCGTCGTCACGGACGGGCAGGGCGGCACGGCTACGCGGACATGGACGTTCACCCGCGTCAACTCGGCCCCGGTCATCAGCGGCACGGACACCAACCTCGGGGACAAGAACCTCGGCTTCACGTACAACTACACCGTCGACGACGCGGACGGGGACAATGTCACAGTCGTCGAGAAGCTCAATGAGGAGACCCTCCGCACCCTCAACAACGCCCCGAAGAACGAGCAGCTCTCCATCTCCATCACGTCGGATAAGCTCTACTCTCTGGGGCTCAACACGGTCAACAATCTCGTCATCGAGGCATCGGACGGACAGGGCGGAACGACCTACCGCCGCCTCACGTTCAAGCGAACCAACTCCGCCCCGAGCATCTCCGGCCAGGACAAAGACCTCGGCCAGCAGACGGGCAGCTTCGCGGAGAAGTACACCGTCACCGACGTCGAGGGCGACAATGTGGTCGTCACAGAGTTCGTGGATGACCAGCAGATCCGCAGCTATCAAGCGACACTCGGCCAGGAGGAGACGGTTGAGCTCTCCCGGGAGAAATGGCTCACCCTCACCAATGGGGCCCACCAGCTCCGTGTAGAGGCCGTGGACGGCAACTTCGCGACAAGCGTGAGGGTTTGGAACTTCTCCAAGAAGGAGACGGTCATCAAGTTCCAGTTTGCACAGCCCGAGGAGACGGATGCGCGGGCGACGAAGATCCTCATCACCCCCACATGGAAGATCGAGGGCTCGGTCGCCAAGGTCGAAGCGTGTAACAATGCCTTTGACGCCTCCCCAACCTGGGAGGACATCACGGCACAGGTCGCGATCAACCGGGTTTTCAACTTCACGAACGAGACTAAGACCGCCGAGCAGTGGGGCGTCGATGTTCGCTTCACCATCACGAAGAACGAGGGCTACGAGGAGGAGGTTTCGATCTCCGGGTTTGGAGGTGCATACGAATGATGCAGTATTTAACGCCGAAGAAATCAGTCAAGGCTATCTCGGACAGCCAAAAGCGGAGCAACTCCGCCCAGGCCGTCGCCAAGCTCATGTTCGTCAAAGCAGCCCAGGCCCAGCAGCTTGACGAGGCATCTATCGCGAAATATCCCGAGTTCTTTGTTGCCTGGGACGAGAATTGGAGAGGTAAGACGGGCGACATCGTCCAGGATGAGGGGCAGCTCTACCGCTCCATTCACGATGTCACCGACGCCGGGCAGAACCGCAAGCCCTCGGAGACGCCCTCCATGTGGACGCGGATCGGCAACCCGCTTGAGGAGTTCCCCGAGTGGGTGCAGCCCCTCGGGGCGCATGACGCATACAGTGCCGGGGCAAAGGTTTCCCATGGCGGCGAGAAGTGGACATCGGATGTCTCCGCCAATGTGTGGGAGCCCGGCGTCTATGGGTGGACGAAATACACCGAGCCCATGGAGGCCCAGGAAGACCCCCAGGAGCTCGCAGAAGGCGCGGACGAGGAGCCGGAAGGGTAACACCCCCAAGAGGGCAAAAAGGCAAAGGGAGGGGCGGCAAAAGCCGCTCCTCCCGGAGCCTTAAATAGCCCGCCCTCTTGCGTGGGCCGCTCCCCTTGTTTTGGGGGCGGTTGACGCAAGTGAGCGAGCCTCGGAAATGCTTCTAAGAACGGGCGCTTTTTTCTCAACTATCCTGTCCCTATTTCTCAAAAATCTTGTCGCGCAACACTCAGGTACTCCTGTACAGCCTCATAGTGCCGTGATAGAAAAAGATAGTCTGGGTTATCCACCCTGCCTTTTCCCAGCTGGTAGATAGTTCGCACAATGTATGTGCGGCTGAGCAGCTGATTGCAGACAGATTTGAATTGTTCCAGTTCTTTTGCCGTTGCATTGGTAACAAAATCAAAATTCACGACTTCTTCTCCTTCCTCCGGAT